GCCTTGCACCAGAGACAGAGGCCGCGCCCGCAGAAGCGCAACCGGCCCAGAACCCTGGTCAACCTCCCACCATAGATTCACTTCAGGCCAGAATGGCCGAAATGGAGAAGCAGTTTGAAGACACGCAGGCGGAGCTTGAGAAATCAAGAAACGACTTTAATTCACTTAACGGACGCTACAAGCGTGCCGTCGAAGAGAAGTCAACGCTCGATGAAATAGCCGACTCACAGGTATCTCTAACAGGAGTAGTACAAGCCTTGCTTCGCCATAATGCGACGCAGGACGAACAGGTGCTTGCAGAGGAACTTGAGAAGGTACAGGCAGATACGCAAAGCCGCACTACCAACCGGTCTTTTACAAACGCTTCCGCCGACATGATTCGTGAGATCCAGGATATTGTCGAAGAACTGGGCCTTGACCTTGAACGCTCGGAAGAACTCCGAACCTTCAGGGAGAAATGGACACCATCTTATCAGGCATCCGATCTCGCAGGATTATACGACGCTTACGCAGACTTCCTGAAGACGGCACGCCGTCTGGAAAGGGACAAGCGTGAGTCGGACCTTACGAGCGCCCAGAACGCAGCTCAAGAACAGAGAACCCGGGAAAACGAAGAACTTGGAATTAACGATCTCGATTCGGGAGTGGGAATTCCTTCGGCGATGAACGGCAACTCTCTTCTTACGCGCCTTGGCGATACAGGTTCGTCGGTATCTAGAGATGAAATAGCACAAGCAGCGGAACAGATGGCAAAACTCGGTATCCGCTTTTAATTGGGAGATTAAGAAATGGCTGTTGGAAATACGATAACAGATTCATTAGCCGACTCTATTCCCACGATGATTGCCTCGGCAAGAATTGTGAGAGAGTTCGCTGGTGTAATGCCTAACCTCGTCGATAGGCAAAGACTCGACGAAAACACAGGAACAGTCTGGAATGAAGTTTCGATGTCGAAGCTATCAGCTCAGGCCGTCACCGAAAATACAGAACTCGACAACCCCCAGCAGATGGAAGACACATTGTTCTCGGTAACCCCTACGGTTATTGGAGTTCACACTGTCATCACCGACAGGGTTGCTTTGAGAATTAGCGCCAACGCATATGCCCAGACAGGGTCACTTGCACAGAACGCTATTGAGAGAAAGAAAGACCAGGACGGACTGACGGCTATCGACGGTGCGACAACCGCACTTGGCGGAGCCAACGCTCTGGACTCTGGTGAAATTGCTGCGGCAGCATACAGGATTACCTCAAACACAACTGAGCCAGCTCCTGCCAATGCTCCAATTCACGCTGTCCACCACGGATTTTCCCTGAAGGACATCGATGACGAATTGATAGCAGCAGGCGTTGACCAGACCACAGGCGCTCCTTTGACCGGTGGTGTTGCTGTCGAGGCATACCAGAACCGATATCGGGGAACAATCGCCGGGGCAAGACTGTATGAGGATGGAAACATCACGATTACTTCAAACCTTGCAAAGGGCGGAGTCTTCTCGCAAATGGCACTGGTATTAGTCGAGGGCAGGTCTCCATATATTGAGACCAAGAGACTGCCTGAACTAGGCGGTGGAGCCACAGCTCTCTATCATTACGACGAGTACGCCTACGGAGAGCGATCTTCAGGCAACTGGCTGTATGAAGTACAGGCTGACGCTACTGCACCAACGAGCTAGTGAATGCTCGTAGATCAGTGTGGACTGAGAATCGTGGACCCATTCCTAAAGGGTGGATTGTCCACAACATGAACGGAAATATGGGGGATAACAGGCTGGAAAATCTGGCATGTATCCCTCGTAAGACAGAAGATATATCAAAAGTAATCGCTCCCTACAGGAAGCGAATTAGAAAACTAGAGCTAAAGCTCGAGGAGAATTAAATGGCAACAGTACAAAGTGGACAGGGAAAGATACGCCTGTTTAACGACTTTTTCGGGGTAGGCGACACGTTAGCTTTAACGGCTGACACCGCCGAGTTGGGAGACTTTTACGCCGGTGGTGAAGGATTTGAGGATGCCGATGCTGGAATTGCAGGGAAAGATGCCCTGTCTGGCGTTGTCACACTTACATCTGCCAACACTGACGCAGACACGACCTTTATTGGAACGCACATTGCATTTGATGTTGGGTTGATGGGGCCGATTATGTTGGAGACCAGGGTGCAACTCCCAGACCTTGATACTAAAGAAATATTTTTTGGTCTGACAAGCATCCTGTCGGTTGATGAGCAGCTTGAGGACATTGTGATAAATTCATCATCCTCTGCTATTACTATACCGGCAGACGTTGTTGGGTTCTATCTGAGTGATGAACTTGATGATGACGAGGATTGGCACGCTATTAATGCTGGTGGGTCGGCTAGTGACTCAACCACTACCACTTCTGTTAATTTAGAAGATGACGCAGTAGCTGGTGAGTGGCAGGTTCTTCGTCTAGAGGTTATGCCTAACGGCACAGCCCGATGGTATATAGACGGCGAGTTAAAGAAGACCGTAGCGGGCGCAGCCTCGACAACTACAGACTATGCTGTGGTTTTAGCTGCTGGCGCCAATACTACTCAACTTAACATCTTCGACTGTGACTACATACTCGTAGAGGCTAATAGAGACTGGACTGTATAGGAGCTTTTAGTGGCTGCACTTGTTGAACTGGCCACAGCGGAAATATGGAGTCATGAGCCTTGCTGGCATATCAGTGAGTTAAACCGGCAGGCTCCTGATTCCTCGGGCGTTAGAAGGTACCAGACGATAACGGTTATCAGGAATGATCAAAGGGTCAAACTTGAGAGAGACCTTGGCGATGCCCGCCTTTTCGGTGAGGAGTTCCAACTAATCCTTGGAGTTCCTGATGGCACAGGCGGAGGAGAGGCTCTTTACACCGTCGAGGAAGGTATTCGTCTTGCACAGGAGATGAACCTCACGCCGCCCCCTAAAACCGAGGTTAAACCCAGAGACTGGAAGAAGATTTTCTGGGATAACGTGGAAGAAAAAAACAAGTGGATGAAGGGTCAGAGTACGTTTGGCCCCGACTATAAGAAGGAGCGAACCCGTTGACACAGGAAAAATCTATTCACGAACAACTTAGAGACGCAGAGGTAGCCGAGGAGCCTGGGAATATGAAGCCCGGAGCCGTCGTTGGAAACAGCAATGGTATGACAATGACAGCAGCCGAACTTCAGAGCGCAGGATACGTCTATGTCTACGATAACAGGACGGGAGATCGCTCGGTCATTAACCGGAATATGCTTGAGCAGCAGCTCGGCAAAAGAAGGGAAGATGGCACATACGCATTTACAACAACAAAGCCAGAATTTGAAAGGCAGTACGGACACCTGAAGTGTCTTCTTCACAAGGAAGATCCCAACAGGGCCGAGTACGACCGGATGGGACTTGCGTACTGCACGAAGGACAATTTGACCGCTTCACATGATCTCAGGGTCCATATGCAAAAGCGTCACAGGCGTGAATGGGCAACGATAGACGGTGAGCGAATTGATGAAGAGAGACTCAGGGAGAGGGCAAGGCAGGACAATCTTGCCGAGGCCATAAGGCTCCTTGCAGAAAGAGATAGCGAATCAAGTAATAAGGGGACGAAAAATGCCCAAAAATAACTTTTCTCCAATAGAAAGTTCACTCGTTACCCACGCGGTAACAAGTTCTGCAACATCTCTGACAGTATCCGACCAGGCAAATTATGCCGAGGGTTACGTCAGGACAAACTCTGTTGTTGAAACGCGCGAGGGAACTACTCCGACAACAACGAAAGGCACTCAATGGGCAGCAGGAGACATCATCACCTTGAGATCAAGGAATGAGGTCACGGGCTTTCAGGTTATAAGAGAGAACGCTTCAAACGCTGCGACCATAGACTTCCAGTTCTACAACAAAGTTCCTGGAATGAATTAAGATGTCGGGCATATTTTTACCCGGAAGTTCCAAGGGTGGTGACATAACCGGAGTTACCGCAGGCGTTGGCCTGTCAGGCGGTGGGGATAGTGATGACGTAACTCTAACGCTTGATTTATCTGAACTTAGCACGGTTACTCCTATTAACGGAGATTTCTTTGCTACGTTAGATTCTGATGGGGCTACCGAACAAAAGACATCCACAACTGCTCTTGCGACCTTGTTTGCTGGAGATGGTCTAACTGCCTCAAGTGCTGTTTTAGCAGTCAACGTAGACGACTCAACTATCGAGACAGACAGCGATGCTATCAGGATAAAAGACAATGGCGTAAGCCTTGCTAAGATGGCTGGCCTTACCAGAGGTAGCATCATTTATGGTGACACCAACGGCGATCCTGCTGCATTAGCTAAAGGAAATGCCGACCAGGTCTTAACTTCTGATGGTACAGATATTGCATGGGCTGATGCGTCAGGAGGTATGACCTCCTTTCAATTAGAGGATGGAGATGGTACTGAGGTAGCGATAAGTAACGCTAAAGAGGTTAAGTTTATTGATGGCGATGGTATCGATATTAACTGGACTGATACAGATAATGGTACTGATGCTGACCCATACGATCTAACATTCGCTTTAGATATAGATGGTATGACAGATATAGGGGCAGCCCTTGCAAGTGGTGATTTATTTATAGTTGATGACGGTGCAGGTGGTACTAACCGTAAGACGACAATAGACAGGATCGCTACATTACTGGCAGGTACTGGCCTATCAGATTCAAGTGCTGTTATTTCGGTAGATACTTCACAGGCAATCACTGCTTTAACTGGCGGTGATTTAACCATATATGAGGATGCTAACAATGCAGATGTTTCCCTGAAAATGGGTACATCGGCAACAGAATCTTTAACCATACAGGTACTTAATGGTGGCAGTAATAAGACTGCCGAAGAAGTTCACTTCTCCACGGCTACAGCATCAGGTACAGCAGACCACGGAAAGATGGTGTTTGATATTGATGGTGTAGATATTCTTACCATAGATGATGGTGGGTTAATTATGGGGGTTGGTGCAATAGACATCACATCTTCAGGGGGGATTATCCTGGAGAACGATGAAACTATTACCAATAGTACCAATGGAACAATTTCTTTTAGTGGTGGTATAGCAATACCAGATGCAGGAAACATTGGCTCTGCAAGTGATTTGGATGCTATAGCTATATCGTCAGGTGGAGTAGTTACATTTTCTCAATCGGTTGATCATGCCTTAGATGCTCATTTTGATTCATCCCCCGCAGATGAAACAGTATCGGGTATCACTGCTACATTCACAGCAGGTGAAACTTTAGTAAGAGGTGAGGTCGTTTACTTTAAGGCCGGTGATTCCAAGATGTGGAAAGCGGTTGCTTCAGCAGCAGGTACCATGCCTGTCGCTGCTATGGCAGCAGCAGACATATCGGCAGATGCTACGGGCAAATTTCTTTTATATGGATTTCTTGCAGACAACGGAACCTTTCCAGCCTATACGGTAGGAGGTGACCTTTACGCTCCTGAAGCTGAGACATCTTCAGAGAATGTACCCGAACAGACTGCACCAGACAGTGATGGTGACTTTGTGCAGGTACTTGGATATGCGGTAACTGCTAACAGTGTTTTCTTTGACCCTGACCAGACCATTGTCGAGGTTGCTTAATGGCTGAAGTAGAAAAGTTAATGGGTGTCAGTGCTACTGACATAGAAAAGGTCATGGGTGTAGCCGCAGATGATATTCAGACAGTTATGGGTGTAGACTTGGTCACTTTTGTAAATGACCAGTGGTTCGGCAGTAGACATCTCGCAAATGGACATAGTGCAGATACAAACCGTATATCGTACAAATCAAGCACATCTGATGGGAACGTGAGTGACTTTGGAAACCTTATTATAGGCAGGGCTAAAAATGCAGGAAACGGTACAGGAAACGGAAAGGCAAGAGGTATTGCTGGTGGGCGTTACGATACTGGTTCCAGTGCCTATTCAGCGGCAATAGATTATTACGCAACAGCAACTACTGGAGATGCCTCTGATTTTGGAGATATGGATGTTGCAAAAGAGGAGGCTATGGGGATGAGTAACGGAACATTACTGTTTTTTGCAGGAGGAGGATACCCATATGTTGACAGAATGGAATATATAACTGTAGCCACTACTGGGAATGGAACAGATGCAGGAAATTTACAGATGGGTGTAGTTTATGGAGCGGCAAGCGTATCAGGAAATACAAGAGGTGCTGTATTTGGGGGGAGTGCAGGGTCAGTGGGTGCTACGACTTTGATGTATGGAACGGTTGATTACATGACCTTTCATACCACAAATAATGCTGCGGATTTTGGTGATTTAAGTGTTGACACTTTTAAAAATACTGCGTGTGCTTCAAGTACACGATGGGTTATGAAGGGAGGTTATGACCCTGAGGGCGCCCCCGACCTCCATATTCACATGGACTACTTTACCGCTGACACTCTTGGTAATGCTAGTGATTTTGGTGATTTAGCAGGTAGGACACGGACTTCTTCAGGTATGGCTGATGGCACACGAGGAGAATTTTGGGGAGGACATGATACGACTCCTTCTTATGGGAATCATACTGATGCTATTGGTTATATAACTATAGCCACTACTGGGAATGGAACAGATGCTGGAAACCTTCACGCAGTTGGAAGCATGGAACATGTAGGATTAAGTGGAGCGGCTTCATGAATGAACTTGTAGAAATACATAAAAATATAGTTGGTCTTCCAACGATAACCAAGGAAAAGATGGCTCTAATCAATGAGCGTCAGGTTGAAATTGAAAGGGCTAGACAGACTATTGGTAGAAGAAATACACAGACTACAAATCAGCTTATGACATTATCTATGCTGACTGATTCTCCTTATAGAAGATTGAGGCAGTGTATTACCCAGATAGAAAGTAGAAAAACAGCCTTACAAAGTGCGTACTTTCGCTACCAGAAAACTATGGTAGATATAAAAGAATGGGAAGAAAAAGGCGATGAACTCTCGCTGATAAATATTGAGGAAGCAAAAGTACAGATTGAATCATCAAAAGTTTATATTGACGGTGCCTTAAAAGAACTTGCTGTATTTCAAGAAGCGTATGAAGAGATACGAAAGACAAATAATATTCCAGAATTATGGGATGAAAAGGATGCGGAGATGGATGAGATACGCCATCACATTAGACAGGCATTTAGGCAGTCTCACAGGGATATGATTCTTACAGGCACTATTACACAGGGTAACGCAGAATACCTAGAACAATATGGAATACATCTTCAGACGGCACGTAACGTAATAGGAAAATATATTGCGGAGTGCGAAAGAATAATAAATGAAGACGGCAAGATGCCTAACATTGACCATCTATACGAGTTCTTTGATAAATGTGTTGAGGTATTTGGCGAGGAATACATCAAGGTAATGAACCATATAGGAATTAAAGACCTTGTTAGAAGTGAGTGGCTATTTAAAAACAATATAAACAGAGATGTTTAATGGCTATTATTAAATTCAACCTAGTTAACAGCCAAGTTCCTTCATATATAACTGATGGAGCATATTTTTATGATGCAAGGGATGATACCTATATAGGCATAGGTTCTGGTGGTGGAACAGAATTAACAAAGGCTGAACTTGTTACAAGGATGCAAACCTTTTCTGATTTATACCCTACTACCTTTACTTGGGATGAGTTAGATGGAGACATAATGGATACAAGTACAATCAGGCGTGTTACTGAAGCAGAATATGAAACTAGAGTAAATGAATGGTGCAGTGCTAGAGGGATATCATAATGGACGACATACAGCTCAAGGATCAGGACATAGCAGAACTCTTTTTAAGGATGCCTGAAGCAAAGCGTGAGGCGATCATCATCGCACAGGAAAGGATGATTAAAGAGCTGCGAGATCAGAACCTTGAGATGTCCAAGAACAATTTAAAAGGCGTTAAGAAAGTAAAAGCAGGAGTGTAGTATGCCGACAACTGCATGGTCTACGATGAGGCAGGATATATTAAGACCGCTTGGCCTTATTACCGGCTCTACCACAACGAACATCTCAAGTGGAAACGTAAACGTCCTTGATACAAAACTGACGAAGCGCTTTCCCGTAGACGACTACTTCAACAACAGGTGGTATGTTCACCTGACATCGGGAACTAATTCTGGAGAT